AGACACAATCAATGGCGGCGCAGTTGGGCAGACTTTAATTTTAAGAGCATCTAATAATTCTAGGACTGTTGTTGTTAAAGATGGCACTGGAAACATAGAGCTTGCTGGGGATTTCAGCCTAACTCAAATCAGAGATTGCCTTTTTCTTTTGTGTATATCTGATAGTGGAACATATCGTTGGATTGAAATTTCTCGTTCCGATAATAGAGTATAACGGTGACTTCCTTACCATCTCAGACCCAACCTCTGGAACGTCTAATATTAACTTCCAACTTTCTTACATAGCATAACGGAGACTTAGCCATGTCTGGTGTAGTTACAAAAAGCATTACCGCTGAAAACACGTTCAGCGACACAATCAAAGTACAGGGTTACTTTAACCTTTCAATCTCTGGGATCGCTGGCGGCACCACAGTCACGGTACAAAAGCAGTCTGGTGTTGACGGCACCAACTGGACTAATGTGGATACGTTCACAGTGGATACTGAGACAAATGGTTTTGAAGCTGAACGGCAAAATTATAGAGTGGGAGTGGAGACAGGCAACTTCGGCTCTGGCACTTGCAAGGTACGTATTGGCTGCAAATGGATTGACTACCTCTCGTCATGAGCGACAGCCTACTCACTAGGATAGGGGTCTCTGGCTACAACAAGCCAAAGAGAACGCCCAAGCATCCTACTAAGTCACACGTCGTTGTGGCTAAAGAGGGTGACAAGGTGAAGACCATACGCTTTGGTCAGCAGGGTGTGAGCGGCTCCTCTCCCAGTGAGGGTGAGTCAGAGGCGGCAAAGGCGCGGCGTAAGTCGTTCAAGGCGCGTCATGCTAGGAACATCCGCAAGGGTAAGATGTCTGCGGCATTCTGGGCCGATAAGGTGAAGTGGTGAGCAGAGTAAACGAAGCTGGAAACTACACGAAGCCAACGATGCGGAAGAACCTGTTTGACCGCATCAAGGCTGGTGGTAAAGGCGGTAGTCCGGGGCAGTGGAGTGCGCGTAAGGCTCAAATGTTAGCCCGTGAATACAAAGCCAAGGGTGGAGGATATCGAGATTAGAAAGTCGCAGAAGTCCCTGCTGGATTGGGGCAAACAGAATTGGCGCACTAAGTCTGGCAAGCCATCGACTCAAGGGTCTGAGGCTACCGGCGAGCGGTATCTACCCGAAGCTGCGATCAAGAAGCTGACGGCTGCTGAGTACGCTAGGACTACCAGAGCAAAGAGAAAGGCTGTGAAGAAGGGTGAGCAGTACGCCTCACAACCGAAAGATGTAGCGAGAAAAACTAGGAGATTTACCTAATGGCTTACGGTTCAATGAGAAAGCCCAAGAAGGGTTTGTACGACAACATGATGAAGAAGCGCAAGGTCAAGAAGGTCAAGGCATATACATCGTAATGGATATGAATACAGCCTTCGATGTAGTTCTTGGTGGGCTGATGTTACTAGCGGGTTTCTTTATGAAGATATTTTGGGACATGCTACAAGGCACACGCAGAGAGCTGCACGACATGGAGCGTAGATCGACCGAGACGTATGTGCGCCGAGATGATTACCGCATCGACATGGACGAGTTGCGAGATATGTTTACTCGGATCATGGACAAGCTGGATCAGAAGGCGGATAAGTGAGCATCCTCTCTAGTGTCATTGGGCCGGTTGCCGATCTAGGGAAGACGTGGCTAGAGGGTAAGGTTGCCAAAACTAAAGCCAAGGCTGAGGCCGAAGCTGCGGTTATGATTAACCAATCCAAGAGCGCGGCTGATTGGGAAACTGCTATGGCTCGTGCCAGCAATCAAAGCTGGAAAGACGAGTGGCTGACTATCCTGTTTAGCATTCCCCTCGTGCTGGCGTTTGTTCCTTCTGCGGTTCCGTATGTACGCCAAGGCTTCGAGGTTCTATCGACCATGCCTGAATGGTATCAATATGGCTTGTCGGTAATCATCGCTGCATCCTTCGGGGTGAGGGGTGTTATCGGGATAATGAACAAGGTGAAGAAGTAGTGGAGTATCTATACTTCAAGCGTGAGGATTTCGACTGCCAAGAGACTGGCGAGAACGAGATGGATCCAGAGTTCATCCGCAGAGTCGATGAGCTACGCTCCGCTGTTGGTAGGCCGTTGTACGTCACGTCAGGCTACCGCTCTCCCCGTCATAGTTTAGAGGCGAAGAAGTCAAAGCCCGGCACTCATGCACAGGGTATTGCTTGTGACATCGCAGTGGCTAATGGCGTGGAACGCAGGCAGCTAGTGAAGCAGGCGTTTTATCTGGGGTTCAGGGGCATCGGTGTAGCGAAGACATTTGTACACGTAGATACCCGAGAGACAGAACCCGTGTTATGGGTTTACTGAGGAATGATCCTTGAGCTAGGGGCTATCATTAGCGGCCTTAACATGGCTGCGTCTGCGCTCAACAAAACGGCTCAAGCTACCCAAGACCTAAGCCAGATCAGTGGCTACCTATCCGCACTAGCGGAGGGCCAGCACGATTTACAAAGACTTCAGAATACCAAGACCCTGAGCGCAGCCGATGCTGTAAAAGCTCAACTAGCAAAGAAAGAAGCGGACGATGCGTTAGCCCAAGTGAGGGAGGCTTTCGTTTACTCAGGTAACGGCCAGCTATGGGACGATGCCATGAAAGCTATGGCGGAGGCTCGCAAGGCTAGGGCTGCAGAGGTTCGCCGGTTAGAACTTGCTAGGAAGCGAAGGAAGAAAGAGCTAACTCAACTAGCTATTGTCATAGCCGTGTCTGTCGGTCTCATTCCCCTCGCTATCATGCTTGCCATCTGGTTGATCTTCCAGATATGAGAGAGATACTTGGCAGTCTGGTTTACGTTTTCGTAATGGTTGCCGGTATCTTGGCGGCAGTCTGGTTAGCTTCGATCTTAGTCTAGGCCGGAAGGCTTGGGCCATGAAGTCCTGTTGAACAACCGGCGGATACGATCCTTCGTAGTTCCCATTATCACGGCTATCTCCCTCGTGCTTTTACCCTGAAGCTGTAGGTCGTGTATGCGATGCTTCTGCTCTAGGTTGAACAGCTTGCTATCTACCCTCGCTAGACGGTACGCGATGTAACTGCTACGCCATCGCTCACTGGCTTGTATGGCAACCATCAGCATGTCTGGCCTCGTCGCTTCGCATTCGTGTGCCTCGCTAGACAGCTCTTGCATCGTTGAGTTGCTCCCTTCGTTAGTTCTGCCATCGGGAATATTCCCTTGCAGTTCATGCAAACCTGCATGTCGCGTGGTACGCCAAACGGAATCTGAGTGATCTGACCCCCTTCTTCAAGAAATTTCTTGACGGCTTCGTTCATCCTCTGTTTTCCTTTTGTACAATGGCAAACCCTACGTTGCCAAGTTTAGATTTTACTGGGAACTGTGGGCCAAGCATGTCATCGACACGATCAACCTCTTGCTTGATCCAAGGCGGTAACGGATCTGGGCACTTAACAGCCACCCCGTTGTACTCAACCCCGTGTTTGTGCTCTAGGTATCGCGTGGCTATCTCCTCGCTGATGCTGGTGCCGTTCACTCTCCCCTCGCCGTCCTCACTCTTTGATGTGCTCAGTGCAGTGATTTGATTTCGTATATCCTTGGGGGTGGGGAAGTGGTCAAGCTTCTCGACCAATAAGCCCATAGCTTCCTGCATGAGAGCGGGGCTGTCACGGCAGAACGCCTTGTAATGAACGTCACCCAATCCATCGGGCCAATCGCGTTTCTTGAACGGATGTAGCTGGAAGAACGGTCGGTACAGTGCAGTGAATTCTTTTTTCTCAATCATGCGTTTCCCCTGTTGAAGTGCGCCAGTTGGCGGCGTTGATGTGTGAATGGCTGCGGGCACAAGCACACCACCTATCTCTCTATCCCCGAAGGGGGGCTGACGCTGGCGCTCGCCTGCCCGGAAAGTTCCCGCCTACTTAGTCTACCAGCGATCCACTACGGTAAATATTTTCTTATCGTAGCGTTTATCGCCTTCCCGTTTCCATTGCACAAAGATGGTCATGTCATCATCCATCCAACAACCTTCTTCGGTGTAATGGTCTTTCGTGTAGAAGTAAGCCCGACTCATCAGGCCAGCGAATTCACAAGTCTCGTTGGTGAGAACGATCTTGCCCTTGGCTTTGTTCTTGGCGTAAGCCTTCGTGTCTGCTGCAACCGGCGCGGTCACAAGCAGAGCGGCTATCAAGATAATTAGTTTCTTCATTGGCTTTCCTTAAAACGGTATGTCTTCGTCTAGCGATTCAAAGGCATCTGGCTGCGGCTGTGCTGGTCGAGACTTGTTTGGATCTGGCTTCCACGTATCTACTTCCGCGTACCACTTGCCTGACTTCGCCTCCTTAACCTGCAAGTTGATCCATTCCTCCGACTGTCCTTGCAGCCAATCCATGACTTCCTGCCGCTTGATACTCAGCCCAAACTTAACGAAGTCTGGGGCGTTGTCCTTGGGTGGCTTAACGTACAAGCCCTTTGCAAAAACCTTATCGCTCATTGGTTACTCTCCTTTACGAGTTTATTGATATATCGTCTGGTCTGGCTTTGAAGTAGCGACCACGTCGCCACGGTTCGCTCCTGATCGGTTACGAGGCTCGCCCAGATCTCTAGGATCTTCTGGGAGTTCTCGTTCTGTACCGCTAGTACAAGGTCATTCGCCACCATCTTGTCTGCTTCCGTTGGGATGGTTGCTTTATCCTCTGACTGCACATCTGCCATAACACCCCGGCGCTTATCGAATTGCTCAGGTGTCATCTTGGAATCAGAGTACAGGTATCTAGCGATCCCGAAGGATACAGCAGCGCGTTTGAATGCGTCACTGAATCCGCCCTTGTCGCCTTCGATAGATGTCTCACCGGCACCATCTGACTTGGCTATCCATTCCCCATCTATCTTGAGAGAGAGGGTGCAGCAGTAGTTGCCGCACACTTCCGAGAAATGGGTCTGCCAGTTTTCAGTACCGACGACTTCATCCAATCGGTTCTGGACTTGGCGAGCATCAACGTAGGACAGCATCTTGCCGCCCGGCCCTTTGCGCTCCTTCACTTCCCCTTTGGGCCACGGCCTACTGAGCGCGTGGTATATTTCACTTGCTGCTGACATGATCAATTAACTCCCTTAATTTTTTGTGCATGAATTCTCGACGTTCCTGGGTGCCTCTTGGTATCTCGCATTGCTCAATCTCTTCTTGAATGCG